GGTAGGCGTTTTCGTTCATTTTGATTTCCCTTCGTTTGAACTTCCTTTCTTATAGATTACCTACATTTATTCCTTGATGTCAAGTACATTACGCAACTCTTTTTGCAAAAATTGTTCTTCTTCATCAAACTTCGACCTGATTTCCACCCAAACACCAGGTCGCTGCCCATAAACCTTAAAAGACCGCCAATGAACAATCATCGAATCATCCGTCAAAACCTTATTAGTATCGACAGTCATACCGTCACCCAAAGCCCGCTGCAACTTATCCAAATCCGGTGCAACCGTAGGCCAAATACGCTTCACAGTCTTAGGTCTAGGCAAAACGAAAACTGCTGAAACAGCAACAGCATCATCGAACCTATCAAGACCCGAATCAGTCATTGCTGCTTCAGCAGCTTTAGCAATCGCTTTACGCCAAGGCTTTACGGCACTAGCTTCGACAAATCTGCCATTACCTATATACCGTTTACTGCCTTGCGGACGAGGAATCCCATCCACCCAGAATCGGAGTTTAGAAAGGTGCGTCATCAGCCTGAATAGCGTTATACGCCTTCTTCTGCTCCAACTGCGAACCGCCACCAAACCCACGATCAAGCTTCGGCTTATTCACCGAAACCTCAACATAAGTCACGCCATTATATTCAGCGACCTTAGCCGAGAACACACCCGAAACAGTCACAACCTCACCGTCACGAACCTGCTCATCAGTCCACACCTTAAACTTCTTCTCAACCAAATCACCATCACGAGTAGTGAAAGACTCCACCAAAGTAAAGCCCTTCGCGTTCGGGAAAGTAACCTTGCCGTTACGAATAGTAATAAAAGCCATCTGCTTCATTCCTTTCAATTTATTCAGAGTCTAGTTCGTACCCTAGACAATGATTCGGGTTCACGCAATCTGCGTGGTTGCAGGTTCTTATTCCAGGTAGGAACAAGTCACCGTTCAACATTGGGCGGTCATAGTCATCGAAGTCCCCGCGGTGAGGGATGCAGATTTCTTGACCGTAAGTGATTGTTTTAGAGGGTTTGCTTCCGCAATCAAGGCATAGTTCTTTCCTGCGGGTATCCAAAGGGATTCCACAGCGTATGCAGAGAGTGCGTTCCACATCTTTTAGATTACTGCCTTGAGTTGTTGCCACTCTGTCCAAGATAGTCGCTGGAAGTGTGGTTGGCAATGGTCACAATAGATGGGGTATAGGTTGTGTCGGCAACGGGATTCTTCTGCGAGTTGTTTCTGACAGGGCATACAGCCGATGAGGATCAGGCCATGTGTGCAGATGGGTGCGTTTTCTCCGAATCTGCGACCGATTTTTTCTTCATCATTCCGGCGAGCATCCTTCTCTTTAGCCATCTCTTTCACTTTGGCAATGACATGGGCTGGAACAATCTTCTGCGTCTGCTCCTGGATACAAGCTTTAGCGGCTTGACCTGCAACATCACGCTTCAAATGGCCGATAGCAGAGAACCATGCTTCTTTTGCTTGTGCGGTTACTGTACGGCCGTCTAGTGCGAAAATCTTTTCGACTAGTTCGGTGCATTCAACGATGTTCATTTTTTTCCCTTTCTAGAAATCGAATGCTTGTTGTGAGAGTCGGTTGGCGATTAGTTCACAGTATTTCTCATCCATTTCAATACCTATCACTTTTCTGCCCATGTTCCTAGCAGCCAGCAATGTTGTACCCCCCCCTGCAAATGGGTCGAGTATCAGATCGCCATGATTTGTGAACCGTTCAACGAAGCTGGTGACCATTGCGAGAGGCTTGGGAGTCGGATGGCCGGTAGCAGTTGCTAGCGGGCTTATGTAGTTTCCATGAGAACCGCCACCATTCCACGTGCTTTTTTTATCAGCCTTGTGCAAATAGGTGATGGCTTCCCAACCCTGTGAAGGTCGGTCTGCGCTGATTTGAGGCATCGGATTAGTTTTCATCCATACACCGATTCGTTTTTGCGTAAGGCCAGCAGGTGGTTCAGTTTCAAACTGAAACGCATGGTTGTAGTCGATTGTTGCGACTACCCAACCCTTGGAAAGTTTGCCTAAAAGTTCAAAGCAACTAGTTAAGTCAAATGAGTCTGCCGAAGCGAAGTCAATGGTTGTGTTGCCATGCCCTTTGTTTTTGTTGCTCTTAGCGTTGCTGTGTGTGCGGTCTGAATAAGGTGGATCGGTGATTACGCAATCAAACGATTCTTCAGAGAAGGTCTGCATGATTTCCAAACAGTCACCTTGATAGAGGGTAACTAAATCATCCTGAAAATACGGTTGCATCAGAAATACCCTTCCTCAATTCGTTCAATTTCTTCCGCAGTCCAGACACGATTACTACCAGGATAGGGGTCATCTCCCCATCTTTCCTCATTCAGCCATGTAGCAGGCATAGGAAGGAACTTAGTATCGATTGGCCTATTCGGATCATCATTGAACCGCTGACAGGCAGCAATCAATTCTTCAGCAGAAACTACTTTTAAGGCTTTAGAGAAGGCTTTACGACCTGCACCTTTGCCTTGCTTACGAGGATACAACTTCCAAAATTCTCTGAAGACTCGTTCATCGTCAGAATGAACATAAGTTACTTGTTCTTTTTCTAATTGTTCTTCTTTAAATGATGTTCTTTTATTGTCCGTTGATTGCCCCATGTGGTGCGATTCCACAATGGAATCACCCGCGATGGATTCATTTGCTTCATTTGACAAAACAACCCATTGTTTACAGGCAAATTTGCCATCGATTTTCGGGCGATTGACCTGAAGCCATTTCAAGTCAACTAGAAGCTTTGCTGCTTCATTTATTGCATAACGACCCATACCGGTCTGAACTTCAATCTGCTCATAGTTCAGTTCATAACCGTCTTTATGGCTCATTAGATAGGCCAAGAGTCGGAAAGCGTTTGGGGTTATGCGTGGATCACGAATCACCTGGTTAGGGATTTGAGTGAATGGCTGGTTGTCTTTACGAGCCAGATTTATGATGCTCAATGTTTGTCCAATCTCCGGCAATCCCGTAAAATTGGAAATGCCAGTAGTCTGTTTACTGGTTTGCGGGGCAGACTTTCCTTGGTTGGGGTCTGCCCTGCTTCTATTCTATCAGCGGCTTATACATGACGAACTTACCGTACTCGTCATCCAAGAAAAACCACTCCTGCTTCACCACATCGAATAACGGGATAAATAACGGGTTATCATGCCCCGATATCTTCCAGCCGTAATCCTTTGCCAAAGCAGCCTTCGATGCGTCTGATTCAATCGCCTGATTGAACGCCGAACATAAAACAATAATATTGCTTGGCCGATTCCGAGATTTAACGCTATTCATACCGCGATTAGCGCGATGTTGCGGGATAAGCGTTTCATCTGTTGTACCGCAATGCCAACAATATTGATCACGCCGTAAGTATTTTTTGAACTCATTAGGAGTCACGCTCTAACCTGGCTATCTCCCGCTCCAAATACCATCGTGCTTTCTTCAAATCCTGCAACTTGTTCCCTTTGAAGTCAGCTCTTGCGCAATACTTTACGACATTGCCGATGCAGAATGATAAATGTTCGGTTATCTCTATAACCTGAACCCCGAAACGGTTGTAGTGGTCGGGGCTGTTTACTGGATCACTCATGAGAACTTGTATCCCAACTCGACCTGTTTCGCTATCGTTTGCACACTCATTTGCGCCAACTCAAGCTGCTTCAACTTCGTTCTAATGCGGTTATGTTCAGCCTTAGCCACATCAGCCTCAAAACGGGCTTCAGAGGCTTGTAGACGGCTTACCGCAGTCCTATCCGCAACTGTCCCCTCAGCAATAATAAAAGCCTTCTGTAAGGCGATTTCGTAGGCTTGCTCTTTCTCAGCCAACTTCACTTCAGCAAGATACAAAGCATCCGCACCCTTAGCGGCCTCACTCCGAATCCGATTCAACTCCGAAACCACCTGGCTCGGTGTAAAGTCTTCCATTCTCTAACCTCGCTTTCCTCTCCAAATACAAGCGTTGCAAATCCTTCAACCAAATGCTTTGAGCTGTCAGTTGCGCTAGTTGCATTGCTTCCTTCAACTCAACGACACTAGCCAGCAGAATCCGGCGCTGTCTTGAGTCCATTTGCTCCATCAGTGATCACCTTCAAAGTTGATGCCGGCACTCCAGCGCGTTCTGCTTGTGCATACAGTTTACGCAAACCCTCTAAATCTTTCGCTTCAACAAATGCAGCGACCTGCCCTGCAATGTTCACTAAAGGTTTCTCTGCACCGCGTTCAACTTTCGCCATTTCCTCACGAGAAGCCCGCTTATTGCCCGACAGGTTCATGTTTGCGAGGGCGCGGCCTATCGAACTCGTTTCGCAGTTCTCGCAAGCCGAAGTCGCATTAGCCCCCGACCCGCCATCAACCTCAGAAGCAAAACCAGTAGCCTTCGGTAAACCAGCAGCTTGAGAACCCTCATCAAGGAAGATAGTTGTCTTGAACACCCAGGTCGCTAGTTGACGATCTTGCAGAGTAGACACATTCTCGGTAATGATTCGCCCATCAGGATGTGTTTCATAGAATCGGCGGATACGCTGCTCAACGGTTTCATAGTCAGCGAGGTTGAAACGACCAGCCATCACTTCACCATTCCAGCGAGAGCCTTGACAGTATCGACAAGACTCGTAGTCAAAGTCAAAATACCGCCAACCAAAGCCTTCAACCGGCTAACCTCACGCACAGTCAAAGCCAAAGCAATGAGAGTCAGGAACTGCACCGACCCCAAAATCAAAACTAACCACTTCATTTATTTTCCCTTCAGGAACTTGATAAACGGCAACCCACTAGAAGCCACCTGCCTTGAAAGAACGCGAACGCCCTCAATGACACCATACTTCGCATCACCCATACCGTCAAGAATCTTTGACTGAGCCAACCACAACTCCTGCTGCGCATCCAGGAAACGCTTACGAGCCTCCAACAACTGCACACCACCAAACCCCAACTCACATTCCGCATCAACCACATCACGATTCATCTGACGGACACTCTGATAAGTCGACTCAGACCCATCAAACTCAGGCTTCACCAAATGAGTAACACAAGACCAAAACTCGTTCACCCGATCAAGCATTGACTCGATAGCGAACTCGTCATAATCAATCCAAAACTCTTTATACGAAGAACCCGCTAAAGCAACAATTACAGCCCGCTTCAAACCAAGAATGTGCATGTACCAGTTGACTTGCGCCACATAGTGTCGAGGTGGTTCGCTCCAATAGTCAGACGAATACTTGACTTCAACAACCGTTAACGAGCCGTCTGGTGCTTCATAGATAGCGTCAGGGTTAGCATGCTTCCAAATATCAACCTTGTGCCGGTAAGTGCCAGTCGTATAAACCTTGCCATCATGCTCCTCCTCAAAAATCTCAAGAATAGGAGCTTCAAGTTTCGTACCCAACCGCATCGACATAGACGGCGTGATCTTCGACTCAATCTGGCCAGTAACCTTCAACCACGCCGTATAAGGTGACTCCCAAGGATTCAACCCCAAAACAGCACCAATCTGGCTACCACCAAGCGAACCCTTACGAGCCTCATGCCACTCAGGCGAACCAGGCGTGAAATCCCCAACCACTTCAGCGAAGTCAAAAATCTTGTGTTCCATAGCAACCCTTTCGTTTGTTAGGGTTTACTTTATGACTTGGCTACGACATTTAAACCTGAACAAAAAGTTCATCGAACTGCAAAAAGCAATCATCGACAATAGTGGTGTTGAATGCGAGCAAGTGCCAGAAGTTTTTTTCCCCGACATTCACGAATCAAGACAAAACACAGCAGCAGTCCGCACTGCTAAAACAATTTGTAACCGTTGCATCGTGCAAGATTTGTGCCTTGACTACGCCCTACGGCATTTGGGGTGGCCTACTACCAGAAGAACGCAGAAGCTACTCATCACGCCGCAGAGGATAAGACACCAGCCACACAATCAGGCTAACCAAAGTAGCCCAACCCACGACGGTCTTCAAAGAACCCTCAAGACAAGCCCACACAGTAAACAAACCCACAAAGGTAAACAACTGGCCGAGCTGCTCGTTCACAAACTTCTTCACTATTTTCTCCTAACAGCAGCACCAGAAGATGCTGCAATACCTACAACAATCACCGCAGAACCAACCTGCTTCGACTTTTTACGCACCGCAGGGCTAATGTCAGCACCCAAGTTACCGAGGGCATTGAACGCTTGTAAGACTGCGACAGCGGCCTGACCCACACCAGGAATGCTCATTAGTTCTTCAGGCACTTCAGGATCATCAGCAACCGCCGCTTCAGCCAACACTTCCAAAGCCTTCACATATTCGGGGCTACCCTGCACAGCAGAATCTAGAATCGTATTAGCTTCGCTGATAACTGCGCTAATCTCCTGCGGGCTTGGATTGTCAGGGAGTGTCAATGTTTGCGCGGTTACTGGCTCAGGCTTTACCGTTTCTTCGCGAGGTGGAGCTTGAACAACTACTGGCTCTCGCACCGGAACAACAGGAGCAACTGTTGGCTTTGGTTCAGCAGAGGGTTCAGTTGTTGGGTCGGGAATGGCGGGCAGACTTGGAGCAACGGTTGGTTCGCTCGGTGTTGGCTCAGGTGAAGCAGGAGCTTCGGTTTCTGAGGGAGTTGGGCTAGGTTCAACAACCGGTTCGCTAGGTTCAATGACTGGCTCGCTAGGTGCTGGTGAAGGCTCGACTGTTGGTTCAACAACAGGTTCAACGACCGGCACGACTTCTTGCACAGGTGGCTCGGTAGGTCGAACATCAATTGGAGCAGGATCAGGCTGAGGAGCAGGAGCTGGAGTCGGTTCAGGTGCAGGGGTCACAATGACAGGTTCAGGCACAACAACAGGCGCAGGGATTACTTCCTGAACAGGTGGAACTTCAGGCCGAACCTCACTAGACGAAACAACCACAGGCTCAGAAACAGGAGCAGGTTCGGGAGTCAAAACCACCTCTTGAACAGGCGGAATCTCAGGCCTAACCTCAGACGAAGAAACAACAACTTCAGGTCGCACATCAACCGTAGGCAAAACAACAGGCTCAACGGTCACAGGAGGCTCAACAACAGGCGATGGCGAAGGGTCTGGAGTGATTATAGGTTCAGGGCTAGGCAAGACCTCCACAGGGCTTACAGGGTTAGGGTCAGCCATAAAGAAAACAGTCGCAATCAGCACCTTATACACACCAGGTACAGGATCACCAAAATAGTTACCAGAGTTCAAATCAGCAACAGACAACCCATGCAACTGTTCTGTGTATTGAGCCGACCAATCAGCACCAAAGTCACCGTCATTCGGGTCACCATACCAAGCCTGAACACGGTCAATCACCATACCCGCAGGAACAGCAATCGCCGCACCCCAACCCTCATCCAAACGATAGTCACCAGTAGGAATCGGCGCAGGAACATAAACAGGCACAACAGGAGCAACGACAACTACTTCATCAGCAGTAAAGACAGGGTTACAGAACTGAGTGCCATACCAGCCAGCCCAAAACCCAACATCAATACCCTGAACCGTCACAGTCCAATCACCCGACACCGGTACAGACACCTGCGAACGCTCAATCACAGTCGAATAAACAACCCGCTGATCATTCACCCAAATAGACCACGAATCAGCAGTCGAACCCCCACCAATAGTGTTATCGAAAGTGTTATCCACATCGACAGTAAACTGGCCAGCACCAGTACCCGAATAAGACGCAGTACCGCCACGCCAATCAAACTGAACACAAGACCCCTGCAAGTTGCCGATACCGACAATCCAATCAGCTTGAGCAGGAGCAGCAACCCAAAGTTGCAGTAGGAATGTAAACGCTAAAACAGATAGAAGAAGCTTAGACTTCTTCATTCTTAGACTGCTTCAACTGAACGACCTGGCTGAACGCTGCATTAATTTCGTCAAGCGACAACTTGCCATCCTCCAAAAAAGCAATAGATAAACGCTCAACGACCTTAGCGACAGCCAATAGGCCACCGATACAAGCCGAAATGTATGGGTTAGCACCAACCAACGCACCAGCACCAATCGTGCCGAGAACAGACGCTACAAAGGTTGCCAGAATACGCATCAAAACATTGCCGAGGAGTCTCATTTCTCGCCCGCAATCTTCTCTGCAAGGAACTGGTGAGCATCGAACACATTGCCCGAATAAACACCCGCAACAGTATCCGAAAGCGTGAAGTGCAAATGCGCGCCATGCGAAGCAGAACCTGTATTGCCCATCTTGCCCACAACATCACCAGCATTCACCTTGTCACCCACCTTCAAAGCCGACTGCTCCTTCATGTGGCAGTAACCGAAAAAGCGTGACCCGATCTGCAACACGAGAACATTGCCCAAAACAGCCGAATCCTTGACACCCTTATTCAAAACAACCGTCATACCATCAGCAACAGCCTTCAACGGAGTACCCTCCGGAACGCCCGCATAATCAGTACCCCGATGACCATTCGGGTGATACTCATCCTTCAACCCGAAAACACAAGTAATCTTGAACTTGTCAAGAGGCTGCCGCCAATTACGCTTCACAACTTCACCCATTTAAGCCACCAACTTTGCAATCACAGTAATCAAAGTACTGACAGCAAGCGCAATACCTACTGACAACCAACGGAACTGCTCTAGTGCGCGCAGACGCATCTCAAAATCCTTGATGCTGCGAGTAGCCCACTCAGAATGCAAAGAGTTGCGTTCCTCAGCTGCCGAAATCTTAGAATCCAACTTCTCAAATCGGATCATCAATTCGACAGCCCATTTAGGGGTCAAATCATCCACGCAACTGCTCCAGGTTCATTCCGTTGCGTAGGCGGTAAAACTATTCTAGCCGAGGAGAAGCTTCGCTTCGTCAGCCGTGATCCCTAGCTTCTTGAGCAGGGCTGCACGAGCCGTAGCCTTCTGTGCGGCTTCTGCTTCACGAGCGGCCTGTTCCGCAGCATACGCCTGTGCATCGGCTTCACGCTGTGCAATCTCCTCAGCAGTCAAAGGCACATAAACGGCCTCACCGGTAGAGCAGTCAACAACGAGTTTTTGTAGAACTTCAGTCATTTTGATTCCTTAATTGATTCCGTAAAGAGTAGCCGTAGAGTATTGCGCCCAGTTGCCACCATTAGCTGCGAAACTCAGGCTAGTAATAGCGGCAATATTCGACCACAAACCCGCAGTAATCGCTGATTGTGCGCCGGTGGCATTGTTTTCTGAAACACTATCTGCCGAAAAACTTTTGTTAGTTGAACCAGCATAGTTAGGGAAAGTTATTGTCATGTTATTGAAAGTATTTGAAGTCGCGTTAGCAGATGGTACTTCTCCAACATAGTTTCCAGGTGAACTAAACGAAAAGGCGGTGCTTCCATTGCCACCGAGAGAGCGTTCGGTTATTGAAGCAGTATTTCCGTTAATAGTGACTTTGGCATAATCGTATGGATTGCCTGGAGTTGCTACTGAACGACCCGAAAGAACAACAACAAGATCAGTGAACGAACCACTAATGCTCGTAAAGTCAATTGATGCAGCGCCACCTGCACCAACAGTAACCGTTGAAATCAAGTTATAGGTCACGCCAACACCCCATACAAATAAAAAGTCGTTCCAGCATTAAATTGCGGTGAAAGATAAGACGGCATCACAAGCGTTATAGAAGTAATAGCCGCAGTATTAGCCCATCTAACTGCAACCATTCTTGTAGTTCCAGCAGCGGCATTAGCCCGTGAAAGCAGAGTCTTATGTTTTGACTGTGTGTAATCGAATATATCTATTTTGGCAATACCATTACCTGTGCTTGGGTATGGATACCAGCCTACCTCTTGATTAGAAGTATAAGAACTTGCTGTCGTACCATTTCCATACGCTCCAACAGCAGAATAATTTGCGGCTGTTGTATCCCCATTAAATTGAATGAGAGCCGAAGCATCAGCAATTGAATATGCTCCAGCAATAACAATTTGCAAATCACGATAACTTTGGGTCAAAGTACCGCCTGACCCAAAAGTTACAGAAGTGACAGCCGAACCAAGAGTTTGCGAGGTTATCAAAACATGAGAATTAGCCATTACTGTACCCCATACAAACTGAACCGACTTCCGACAACTATATTTGTTGCCGTAGATGCAATAAAAGTAATACTGGAAATAGCAGCGGTGTTATACCAAGCACCAGATGATAAACGAACAAGATTGCCTCCCGAAGCATTAGCCGCACCAGCCAAAGTCCTCGTAGTCTTATTTTTGCTCGTATTAAAAGCGTCAAGAATGTCGGTGACATTAACAGCAAAACTGCTTGCAGTTACTGATGCACCTTGGTCTAGTTGACCAATGAAAGAAGTCGTTGGTGTAGCACCTGAAGTAGCAGTCGAACCGTCACCTAATAATTGATGCCAAGAATAATTATTTCCAGTATCGCTATTAAAACGAATACCACCATTACCAATACCAACAGCATCTTGAGCGCGGGTAACAATACGAAGTTGCAAATGCTTATAGGCGGCCTGTTGAGCAGCGGAAATATTAAAAACAACTGAAGTAGCAGTCGAAGCCAAAACCTGAGTCTGAATCAACTCAAAAGTACTCGCCGAAACACCACCTGAAGCCCCGACCCAACCCAAAGGCATCCAAGGCATTAGGCAATACTTCCAACAATACGATACGAATTCGCTGCAACCTTAGTCACCGAAGCAGCACCATACTGCTGACTAATCGTAAACGAAGACTTAGCCGTACCAGCACCAGCCAAAGTAGTCATACCAGTACCCGCGGTAATAGTCACAGTACCCGCACCATCACGAATAATGTCCACACGCTCACCAATATCAAACAAGTCAGGGATCGTGAAAGTCTGAGCCGAAGCCGAGCTTAGAACATAGAGAGTATTAGCGTCATTCGCAGTCGCAGTATAGGCAGCAACCGTACCATTCTGAACAGTCGAATAGTTTAGACCAGTCCACGAACCATGAGTGTAAACATCCAGGCCTTCAGTACCAGTAATAAACGACACCATACCGGCACTAACAGAAGTACCTAGAGCAGCAGTACGGGCAGAAGTAGACGCATAAACCTGAACAACCTGATCCTGCAAATAAGTCTGAACCTGAGCAGCAGTCAAAACCGCACCCGAAGTAAATGTTCTCCAGCCAGCACCGGCCATAATAAAACTCCTATAATCCCAACGAATTCAAGTCTAGCAAACCGAACCGAGCATCATCCAGAATAAACAAACCAAGGTCAAGAGTTTGGAAGTTCAAAACCATGCGATGAACCTCAGCGTCAACAATGTGACTAATACCCAACACTTCAGCCATCTTGTTAATAGCTGGAGCAATACCATTCGGGGTGAATACAATGTTGCAAACCTGACCAATCTCAAGATTCAACAAAGTAGTCTGCTGCGCCGAAGTCAAGTTATTGAGAACAATCTCAATCGCTTCGAAACGGAACTCAGGATTCGAATACTGATTCACCAAATAAGCAGCAAGATTAGCCATTGCTAAATCAGTATTGTGCAGAAGGCCAGTCAGTTCCCAAGTACGAATACCATAAGCAGTTTGCGAAGTCGCATCATTAGCAGTAGCCGTACCACCATTCAAGCGAGTAGCAATCACCTGGTTGTAGAGAAGCTCCGAACCATAAACAACCTTAATCTGGTTGTAAGGAATACCTGAACCATCATCCGCAAGAATAGGTGCAGTAGAAGAAGCAACAATCGAAGCACGATCCTTGAAAGTCGCAAAGTTCTTCTTATCCATAAAGAACACACCAGGTTCAGTCTGCTCAATCGTATTAATGTACGAAATAACATCCTGACCCGCAGCGATCACATCAGCTTGCAAAGTTTCTTGACCCGCATCAATAGCGCGAGTAGTTGCAGACCAGTTCACTTTAGCGTCATTCAACACAGCGTTAATGCGCGCACCAGACAACTGACTCGTAGCAGTACCACCAGTCAAAACCTGACCCGCCAACAAAGCAAAACCATCATAACCAACCGCTGAAGCAGTCGACTGCCGGTCAGGGGTATAGTCAAGATTCCAGTCATCGACAATGCCCGTAAACTGAACCGCTGTACCCGCTGTATAGCGGATGTCACGCCTCGGCACGATCTGACCATAAAACGGTGACGCAACATAAGTCGGGTCAAAAATACGGGTACGGTTATCGACCGTAATGTTTATACGGCCAGAGTTGAAACGGTCAAGTTCGCGGTTCTTACCACGCGACACCGACACATTCTTCACATACTGTGTAATGTCATAGTAAGACGCACCCGACAACACATAAGTTGTACCATCTAATACGCCGCGAGTAGCGTTATCAAGCGTGAACCAGTTACCTGGAGCGTTGTCACCGAAACCAAGTTCAATCTTTTGAGCAGGAATAGCCATTAGAGTTGGAAGTTTCCGTTAGTGCGCTGATACTGAGAAATAGCCGAAACAATCTGAGTCGCAACATCCTGACCGTTAGTACCCAAACCAGCGTTTACAGTTACATTGACGGTAGCTCCAGACAAACGATCAGCCATTGCAGTATTGACATATGGAGTGTTCGCCATCGTCTGACCGACTTGCAAAAACTTCGCAGCTTCACCAACACTCAAACCCAAACCGGAACTCATCAAACCACTAATCGAAAAATAGTCTTTGACGAAGGTAGGCATAGTAACAGTTGGTGTTTCCTGCCCAACCACACCGGTAACAACAGCAGTACCAACTGCACCACCCGCACCAGCACCACTAGGAACTTGACCAGCGTTGAATGCCTTTGCTACGGAACTAGCAGCACCACCAGCAGCACCCGAAGAAGGCACAGCGATGTCTAGAGCGTTCTTGAAAGCATTATTGAAGTTAGTAGCCAAGTTAGTTGCAGCAGTCTGCAACGCCGTATCCTGAGCCATCAAACCATCAATGAAACTATTAGTGATGTCAAGACCAGTCTGATACATAATGTCAGTCGAAGTCGCAGAAATCGTAGTCGCTGCATCATCCAGTTGACCAAACAAATCATTCAAACTAGCGATAGTGTCAGCACCACCAGCAACAATCGCTGCTGCAGTTTCGCCACCAGCATCAACACCAGCCGAAACAATCTGAGCAAACAACTGGCCATTTAAACCAGCAGTCTTCAAAGCCTTCAGATTAGTAGCAAAATTCTTAGTCTTATCGATGATCGCTTTATACGCGGCTACAACATCAGTAGCCTTAGCGACCTCCATAGTCTTAGAAATCGTTACATTCACACCATCAATAACCTTGGTGTAACTCTCAGTAACAGATTCAGACTGAGTATTAATAGCACTCGTAATGTTGCCGAAATCACGCACACTCTGAACCAAAGTACGAGCAATGTCAATCTTCTTCGACAACACATCGCGCGCCTTAGCAATAGTCTGCAAAGCCGCCTGCTCACCCGCAGCATACTTCTGGAACACAGCCAAAGCATCAGCAGCAATCAACTTATTGTCAAAAGCCTTCTGCATCGAATCAGCAATAGCGTTAAAACCCTTAACGACCTTGCCTTCAAACTCGCCCATGTCAGACATGACACGCTTCTCAGGAATAATGTCCTGAAGATTCTCAGACACCTGCTTCTTAAAAGCAGCAATGTCCTTGATTCGTTGCGCTAAAGCAGCAGCAGCCTTATCCTTAGCAGAAGTATTAGGCGCACCACTCTCCGGCATAGTGACACGCTTAGGCTTCGACCAACTCTTACCATCCCAAGTCTGAGTCCACCAAACAGCCGGCTTATCAGTACCGTCATAATAGTTCCAGTAAGTGTAAACCGTACCAGGCATCGCATTCTGCGGAATAGGGTTCTCTTTAGTTCCCCTGTTACCACCAAACTGCTTAACCTCAGTAGAAAAAGTAAAGACCTTACCCCAGTCAATCTGATTCTGCTTAGTGCGATCCATCTCATTATTGACGGCCTGTAATCCAGGAAGCATCGACCAAAGCGAAGCACCCAAAATACCGATACCAATAGCCAAAGCCACAGGGTTCACAGCACCCATAGCAATGTCAAGCAAAGCCTGTTTCATTGTCACAATCTGAACAATGAGCTGATAAGCCTTCCAAGCAGTTACACCAGCATAAACAGCAGCAGTAATACCAGCAAAACGAACAGCCCATTGTTTGACAGCTTCAATGTTTTGAGCAACCCAAGTAACAGCCTTACCAAGCCAAGACACCAAATCAACAACAACAGAAACAACACTCTGCAACGCGGCCTGACCCGAAGGAGTATTCAAAGCCTTAGCGAACTCTTTAATCGAAGGAAGCAACGCATAACCGATTTGCTCCTGAATGTTATTCAGAGTCACAGTCAACTGCTGGAAAGGATCAGCATTAGCAGCAGCAGCCGAAGCACCCTGAACCGACTTCTGCAAGTCACCAAAAATGTCAGACGAGTTCTTCAGCGAAGGAATGAGTTTAGTTAATGCACCAGTCTGGCCAGAGAAAGCCTTAGACAAAATCTGAGAAGCTTGCTCAACACTAATGTTCTTCGCTGCCGCCAAATCCAGCGAAAGCGACATCAACTCAGTAGCTTTACCAACATCTTTAGTAGTAGCAATCAAAGTTGCATAAGCAGGGCGCAAATGATCGTCAAGAACACCAGAACTAAGTTCCATCGATGAAATGGTTTGCTCAATAGAAGCAATCTGATCATCACTAGCCGAAATGCTATTGCGAATCTGTTGAGCCAGGAGAGCCTGACCCTTAGAGTCCTCCATAGCGGCTTTGGAAACATCACGCAACTGAGTCGCAAGACCGGCAAGACCAATACCCAAACCGACAGCACCAAGAGTAGCCTTCAAACCCTTAGCGAACTGACCAAACTCACTCTGAGCCTTCCTAAGCCCTGAAGTATCAGTTTTATACGCAATGGGGAAAACAATAGCCATTAGTCAAGCCGCCTATTTATTCGATTCGCTACTACATCAATGATAGCCTTTAGCTCATTCTCAATAGCAGCCCTAGCCCGCTCACCAGCAGGATAAACATAGCGCGAAGGGTTACGACCCAACCTAGCAATCATGTAGCGACCCTGACCGTTTATACGGTGTCTACGCTTACCACCACGAACATCGTATTCGCGCGATTTCCCTTCAGTACGCCCACGACTAGCCTTACCCGCCATGTCCAACATTGCAATAAGCGGAGACATAACCCAAATACTCAACAACGGAGTAACGGCCTTCTCGCGGGAACGAGTACCCTTAAACTTTACAACAGTCTTATCATGGGGAACACCAACATCCCAACCCATGCGACCAGGCTCATACATACCCGACAACGGGGCAACAGAAGGCAAAGCAGACTTAATAGCCGTCTGAACCGGAACAGCTATCCTCTTAGCATCCTTAGTGAACTGCTTACGCAACTCTGGATCAACAGACTTCAACTCACGCAAATACTGAGCGATAGGCTGTTCAATATCTAACGGCTTGAACTCTAACTCGCTCACAGAACCCACCTAAGACTTCGGGGCATTACGGGCATTCAAATACTTGCCCATAGTCCACAACATACGGTCAGATTCCTGCATCAACAGGCTAGGCGCAATACCAGTTTCGCAAGCAAGACCGGCAATGAACCAATGCGAAGAAGACTCGCCTAGCCCTTTGATTTTGGGTCAACAGTAGACGAACCTACTGTTTCAACAAGTTCAACCCAAGCATCGAAGTCTTTATCAGTTTGCTTAGTACGGTATAGCGAGTGCCAAGCAAGAAAAATCAGGTGCGTAATACGCATCTCTGATTCAAGACGAACAATACTCAGGTTGAACTTGTCTTCAAAAGCAACAAGATCAGCAGCAGAAGCAGTAACTTCTTTTACTTCACCCGAAATGAACTCAACGCGTAGATTGATTTTCACTTGAAATCCTTTTTAGTTATTTGGAAAGGCTATTAGGCAGTTGCGCGGGTTACAGTACCCGAAGTAGGCCAAGTGACCGAGAACGAGCTGAGGTCACCAATATTGCCCGAAATAGGGGTGTAACCGTTGATAAGAGCAGTAACGGTGTAGCTTGGGTTGGTTGCCGAAACAGCAGTTCCGTTTGGCTTGATAACAACAGTACCAACGGTGTTGATGAGAGGCCAAATGGTTGCGTCAACCGAACCAGCAGCGTAGTCCTGGTAGAAGTCAAGCTTGACCGAACCCGAAAGGATACCGCCGGCAACAGTCTTGTAAACAGTACTGGAAGTACCGAAGGTGGTGGTGTCAACCTCATTCGAAGTGACATCCAGAGTGACGCTGTGCAGCGAACTGGTCAAGTCCGTTCCATTGAGCGAAACCTGGAACTGAGTAGCTAGAAACTTAGCCAATTTATTCTCCTAGTTTGCGTATACCGTAACAGCGAACTCTGCTGCCAGATAAGGTACATCTCCGATTGTTATTGAACCATAAGAGTTCAATGCGGTCACTCGGAGATCGTTAGCCTTTCCGCCAAGTGTCCTATCTGATTCTATCGCACCTTTTACCGATGCTGAACCAGAACTAGAGCAGTAAGAGTCGATAAGGTTTTGTGCAGCGCGTTCACTAGCACGACCCACAATGACAGTTACTTTGAACGAATACTCATCAAGGCCACGAGCCATAACAGTATCGAAGTTGATGCCTAGAGGCTCTATAACGGCGATAGGCGGGTTAGGGTTCTCTACTACGAGTGCGCTAGTGCGAAGCCCTGAAATGGTCGCTAGGTTCGTTGCAAGGCCTGTACGGAGGTCACTAATCGACATTAGGCGAAGTTCCTAATCAGACGGTAAGGCTCAATCAGTTGACGCACATCAGCATCAATCGAACCGCTCACACGAACAACACCGAAATCACCGAAACCAGCAACACCCAAAGGCGAATCATTACGCTTGAACACACGACTAGCCTGGATAACCGCAGCCTGTTTGATAGCAGTCGGAATAGCCGACCAACCCCAAGAACCAGTCA